AATCAAGAGTTGAGGGCAATTCAGTTATACAGATGTACGACGACCCGTTGCCATTCTAGAAAGGAGGTCAAATGGAAAAACTAAACCTTGAGCCTATCCACTATGTGAATGAAAACGAAATGTGCAAGAAGCATAATTGCTATATGTGGACTTTCAAACATCCAGTCAAAGCCAAAGGACGAAAAACACCTTATCAGCCGACTTTCTGCCCTGAATGCCAAAGGGAAGACATGGCAAGAGAGCAAGAGAAGAAGATTGGTGAAGCTTATATCTCGTCTATCTTGTCAAGTACCTATGACGTGTTGGCAAGAAACAGCATCATGCCAAGCGACATGAAAGAAGCGAGCTTCAGCACATTCACAGTATCGAACGAGTCGGACGAGCAAGCCAAAAATTATGCGTTACGAGTTGCCAAGCATTACTTTAAAGGTGGTAAAGGGAACTCAGTTATTTTAGGCAAAGCTGGACGAGGTAAAACGCATCTAGCTATCTCAATCGCTAAGAAGTTAAATATCGACTTCAAAGCGAATAACGAGCCTAAAAGCGTACTCTTTATGAACGTTCCTACCATGTTTCAAAAAATCCAAAGCGGATTTAGTCAGAAAGATGCACGAACCACGGACGAATGGTTGGACTTGCTAAAAAAAGTTGACTACTTAATTTTAGACGACTTCGGCAAAGGCGAGCAAGCAAATTGGAAGAAAGATTTTCTTTATAACTTGCTAGATGCCAGGGACAAAACAATCATAACCACAAACTTGACAGGTCAAGAAATGAAAAATATATATGATTCTAGCTTGGTCAGCCGAGTTGCAAAGGGTGCAAAGGATTTGACTTTTAAATATCCTGAAAGCGCAGAGGACAGGAGGACCTTACCATTTTGACAACAGAGGAAAGAAAAAAGCAGATAGAGGAACTTGAAGATAAATACAAGTATCCAATATCAAGCTTACTAAAAGAACGTTTATTAAAAACAGACGATTATCAATTCACAAGAAAAATGAACGAGTTGATGCACTACGCCACAAACGGTAGCGTGTACACATTCGCAAAATAAAAAAAGTCCTTGAGGGCAATCAAGGACACAACAAAATATTTCTAAAAGGATTATATCATGAATGATTTAATGATGCAAATGCTAGACCAGTTTGAAGCTGGTTTGATGGATAGAACGTTAAAAGTGATGAATGTTATCACGGACGAGAAAAAGCGCTATCCGATGGAGCTGAATAAGTCGCAATGCTCAGAGATGCTACTTGGAACGAAAGACACGACGACATTTGACGAACGCTTCAACCGACACGCAGACTTCCCAAGAATTGAGGGCAAGCGTGAGAAATATCCAAGGGATGCAGTTATTGACTGGTATCACGAAAATTGGCAGAAAACTGCAATTTAGGAGAAATTACATGAAGTTATTAGATAAACTTACAAAATGGTTTTTCAACACAACCAAAATTGAAGTCAACACAGACTGGCGATTGGTTGCGTTGGATACGAACAGAGAAAACCTAGACTTGAAAGAGGAGTTAAAAGAAGTCAAACAACAACATCATGACAAGTGTGTCGAAAATGAAATCTTGTATCTGCGTATTGAAAAACTAGAAAAACTTTTGGAGGTATAGAACATGGCAGAACCAACTTTAGCAAGCCAATTTCTTGGAATTGCAGCAATCATGACTTGCTTATTTATCGCATTGTTATTGATTGCAAATAGCGAACAGAAAGCACGAAGACAAAAAGAAGAGCAAGAAAAACTAGATGAAGCAATTATTGAAGTTTATCAACAAGGACGAAATCAATTCAACAACATCGCACGTCAAAACATTCGTAATTGCGATAGAAAATTCACGTTTGATACACAAGCGCCAGTAGGTCTTAGACCTGACTTACTAGCACTACCGCAACCAAAGGAGCAATAAACATGAACATTTATATTTGGGATTGTGGATGCTGCGACTGCGGATATGAATTTGAATGGATTGACACTTATCAGCCTAGCGAATGTGAAAAATGCGGAAGTACAGAAATTAGATGTGTATTTATCGGGAGGGAATATGATTGGTAGAAAAATGAACGTAATTGAAATTGAAGTTTTGAACTTGATTGTCAACCGTGCAAGTTTTGAAGAACCTATCACGGCATTAGATATCCGAAAAGAGACAGGCTTATCAAAGCGTATGCTTGAACAAGTCATCGAAAGCCTAAGGGTAAATTTCAGACATCCGATTGTGGCTAAGAAGTTCAAACCGAACGGATATTACTTGCCACGAAGTGAGGAGGAGCGACAAGCTGGGCTTGCGCCTTATCGTCGTCAAATCCTAACAGAGCAAAAGAACTTGTCCATCGTTATGGCCGTGGATTTAGAGAAGTATTGGAAGTTAGAGCATGATTGAAGAACTACTTGCAGAAATTGATCAATGGTGCTCTGACTACATACATCTTGGAGTTGAACTTGGAGAAATTATCAACGATCAACAAGATATTATTGTAAAACTACAAAACGAAAATAAACGCTTGAAGCGTGAAAATTGGAACTTGAAGAAAACGAAAGGTAGAAAGAAATGACAGATACAACAACAATGTTAGCAAATATGATTTTAATTGCACTTGAAAACCAAGAAAGATGGGTTAGCGAACCTTATTTTGAAACATTATCAATTATTGAAAGTATTAGAACATCTAATAAAATCTTCTTAAAAGAAGTGGATGAAGACGGGAATATAATCGAAAAATTTGAAGGATACAAAAATCCAGAATTAGAAGAAAATTTGAAATTGATTGAAGCTACTTTCAAAAAAGATGAAGCAGATTATAAACGTTACAAAAGTGTGAAAATCGATGCTATGGAGAAAAACTTAGGAATGATTAAGTCTATTTTGAAAATGTATGGAGCGCAAAGCGAGGAGTAAACAAAATGACAAACGAATTAACACAAAAACAAATCACATCGAACGTTGCAACCCGAATTGAAGCCATGAAAGGCGAAGGCTTGCTAATCGCACCAAATTATAGCGTGAGTAACGCTCTAAGTTCAGCCTACTACGCTCTTAAAAATTCAGCTAGTGGGAACTTGCTAGAAAAATGCACACCAGAAAGTGTCTATAATGCTTTACTTGATATGGTCACACAAGGTCTAAGCCCTGCTAAGACACAATGCTACTTCATTCCTTACGGGAATACGGTCAAATTGAACCGTTCATACTTCGGAACCATGAAGGTCGTTAAACAGTTACCTGAAGTGAAAGACATCTATGCTCAGATTATTTTTGAAGGCGACGAGTTTGAAGCTGAAAACGTGGACGGGCGCTGGAAGTTTGTCAGCCACAAGTCAAGCTGGAAGAACCAGGACAATCCAATTGAAGGCGCCTATTGTGTGATTGAAAAAACAGACGGGGAGAAAATCCTCACGATCATGACTAAGAAAGAAATTGATAAGTCCTGGGCGCAATCAAGAAACGGAAGCGTTCAGAAGAACTTCCCACAGGAAATGGCCAAGCGCACAGTTATCAATCGTGCTGCCAAACAATTCTTTAATACATCAGACGACAATGACTTATTCATTGATGCAGTCAATCGAACTACTGAAAATGAGTTTGACAATGAGCGCAACGTGAAAGACATCACTCCAAATGAACCAGTAGAAACGCTGGACGCTATCATGGGCGAGGTGGTAGAACCCGAAGAAGTGGAAGAAGTTCAAGAATCTGAGAAACCTAAAAAAGCACCTCGTAAGAAAAAAGAGGTCATTGAGCAAGAAGTGACAACCACTGATACAAGCTACCCTGCAGAAGAAATTCCAGACTTTGACGAAGAAACAGGCGAGGTTTTTGAAGAAATCAGCTTGCTAGAAGGCAACACAACCAATATCAAGGAGCAGTAGTCATGGAAGAACTAACACAAGAGAACTACTACCAGGACACAAGCTACTTGACCAACTCACGTTTCAAACGTTATCAGCAATGCCAAGCGAAGGCATTTGCCCTTGATAGTGGCCAATGGGTAGAAGAGAGGGATGAGACCCCTCTCCTACTCGGTAACTACGTTCATAGTTACTTTGAAAGTCCAGAAGCGCATCAGCAGTTCATGGACGAAAATGGCGAGAAGCTACTTGCTAAGACTGGCAAGAATAAAGGAAACCTCAAATCTGACTTTGTGATTGGCGACAAGATGATTGAGAGCCTGAAAGACGACGAAGGGTTCAACCGTTTGTACCATGGTTACGCTTCGGATGAAGTTCAAAAAGAATTAATTGTCTACGGCGAAATCGAAGGCGTGCCAGTCAAAGGTAAGCTAGACAGTGTCAATCTGAGCCGTGGCTACTTTGTGGATCTAAAAACCATGAAATCCATCTATTCTGAGGAATGGAGCGCAGAACTCAAGAAACGAGTTCCCGCTGCAGTCAATAACATTTTGAATTTTGGGTATCACGGACAACTTGGTCTGTATCGTGAACTCTTAAAGCAAATGACAGGTAATGACTTTAGACCTTACATCGTAGCAGTAAGTAAGGAGAACGTGCCAGACCGTGAAATCCTAAAAATCGATGATGAATGGCTGGATGAAGGTTTAGACAAAATCAAATCTGAAATTGTCGAAGTTTGGAACGTGATTCAGGGCAAACAGAAGCCTAAGGAGTGCGGGCATTGCGACTACTGTAGAAGTCATAAGAAACTAGGTACAGTCGTCACTCTGAACGACCTGATTGAAATGTAAATAAATAAAAACAAGCCGTGCATTCTTGTAAAACTGCGAACTAGAAAGCGTCAGTAAAGGTTATGTGACCTTGGACGAGCGACTGCCCGTATTTAGCCAAACTCACACACAAAGGCAGTCGCATTTTTTTTGAAATGATAGCAGGAAAGAAAAAATGATAAATAAAATTATAATCCCAGGTACAAGTATCGCACTTGAGATTGCTGGTGGACATATCGCAGTATCAAATGCAATAAACTATGACATCCAGATGGAATTCAAAAATGCAGATGCAGATACCTCTCTGGATACGAGTGGCGACGTTTTCGAGCCTTTATATTGGCTGGATGTTAAAGCTATACCGAAAAAACCGACAGAGTATCATTCTAGCCTTGGTGCAAAAGCAGAAAAACGCAACTTGACCGAGCTTCAAAAATTCTTTGAATTCGTTGAAGATAACAAGCGAAATCTATTCGATCTTTGTGGGATCAAGGGAGAACTGCAATGAAATCTCTGACATTATCGTTAGACATTTCAACTTCTGCGACAGGCTGGGCCTTATTTGAAGGCTCAGACCTTGTCCAGAGTGGTGTCTTAAAACATAAAAGTAAGTCATTCTTTGAACGTGGGCGCTTCATGGCTGGAGAATTGAGAACCATTCAATTAAGAGCCTTACAACGCTATGAAGGACCGTTTGAATCTATTGTAGTCGAGAAGAACTCGGTCATGGGTCCTAATCAACAATCTATGATTAGCATCGGAATTGTGACAGGGATTATCCTTGGACGGTTAGTCGCTGACAATGTGTATTTTGTGAACGTGTCGACCTGGCGCAAGTATTGGAAGTTCAGTTATAAAGACCGTAGTAAAAAATCTATGAAGCTACAAGCTATTGCTAAAGTGTCCGAGAACTTCGAGCTGAACGTTAAAGACGACGAGGCTGATGCGATCCTGATTGGTTCGTACTTTGTAAACCATGGCCACGAATTCGGAGACCTGGAAAACCACAAGGTAAGCTAAAGGAGAAAGGTTATGAGCTATACCGTAACACTTTATTTCAAAAACAGGTGGAAGAAAAAGCTGAAAGAATACGAAGAACAGTTGAAGGAGTTGAAAGATGAATAAACAGGAATTGATTGAGAAATACGAGTGTTTGAACCATGACTGTTTCAGAAGGGTTGATACGTCTAAAGTTTTGAAAGACTTAAAACAACTAGACGAACCAGAAATAGTCAAAGTACCGCAGTTTGTGGCGGATTGGATTAAATATTGCAAAAATACATTTTTATCCCTCGCCCGCGCCTTAATGATTGAAGAAGTGGATTTTTACAATTATGCAAACCAAGAAGATCATTCAAGACTAATAGATTTTTTTGGGTCTGGAATTAACCAAGAAACATTCGCTCGTGCATGGCTTGATGGCTACGAGGTCGAGAAAGAACCAAAGTATACGGTTAGGGTGAAAGGAATAAATGGATATGGTCAATATCTTAATAAAGCTTCATCATCCAAAACATATTGTTTTGCATCAGAAATTGAAAAATATGGGTATAAAACAAAACACACCCGCAAAGAGTTGGAAGAAGATGGATTTGGTTGGGTGTTTGATTGCCCAGGGATTGAGATTGAGGAGGTAACGGAATGAAAGATTTGATGTTTTGGGGAATGTTCTTAGCTTGTGTGTCGGTTTTAGTAATGGCAGTATTCGTATTACTCTATCAACGTCAAGTTAATATTTATTTAAGAAATAAATATAACGACTTAACACGAGAGTTAAATAATTGCTTCGGTTGGGAAGAATGGGAATGGGCGCATAATTTTAGAGAGTACGCTCGTAAAGTTGACTCTTTAGAAAAATTTAAGATGGATCTTGAACGACTTGAAATCATCAAGAAAGCATTAGATGTTCAAAAACTAGAAGAATTACAAAAACGTAAAGAACTAGTTGAACGTGAAATCGAAAAGCTTGAAAAGTAAGGAGGTGGAGTGATGATTATCAAGGATTACAGATACGAAAATTCAGCAGATGGCATTCATTACATAATTGATGTAGATGGTTATGAAGTTGAAATGCATCACACTAGAACAGAGTACGGCAGTGTGCAACATGATGACATAGAATATTTTTTGGATGAAATCGCCGAATACGATGTACAAGAAGCGGAATTGATTGAAGACTTTGTAAGACTTCAAAGTTATCTGTTAATGTATGGAGTTGGATTTACTCTTAAAAACGCTGAAGAGGTATAGTGATGGAAGAAATGAAAAGAGATTTTGCAGGTAAGTTGTACAGAAAAGCTTGTGAAATTGCAGAATTTTATGAAGAACAAATGGATAGTGAAGACGATAACGAGGTCTTTGATATTGAGGAGTGTTTAGTGGAGTTATGTCAGCTAGTTTTTGATGAAATGATTTTTTGTCAAGCGGCAGTGTCGAGAACATACTTCGCAACATTGCCAACAGACAATCCTCATATTATGAGTGAAGCAAGAAAAGAATTGCCTTTTAAACCAAAGCAGGAGATGGAAGAATGAAACGCTTTTTAATCGGCTATGCCTTACTTACTACGTGCTTACTATTCATGCAGCGTGAAGCACAGAAGCCCTTGCTAGTTTATCACGCTGATAGCAAATATCAGATTACTGGCAAGGTTACGGAAAAACGAAAAATCGGAAAGCTATTCACTATCACGGTTAATAGGAACGTGTTTGTGGTGAGTGAAGAGAAATTTGAAAAAGTAGAGATTGGAGATGATATCGAATTATGACAGCAAACATGGAATTACTAGCGCACCGTGTCGAAAAGTGGGCAAAAGAACGAGGATTGGACAATCCGGAAAATAGCACGGCGCAAGCGTTGAAATTATTTGAAGAAGCGGGAGAACTTGCACAAGCGCATTTGAAAGAGCGTGAAGCAGACGGAAAAGATGCAGTAGGGGATATTCTGGTAGTGCTGACTATCTATTGCCAACAGAAAGGATGGTCTATTGCTGAATGTTTCGAACTGGCTTATAACGAGATCAAGAACCGAAAAGGAAAAATGGTAAACGGTTCATTTGTGAAAGAAGGAGATTTGAAATGATACCAAAGTTTAGAGTGTGGGATAAACTAGATAAAGAAATTTACGGAGTGGAAGAGATTAATTGGTTCAACGGTGAATTTGATTTTATTGGTGACGGTATCACTTTCAAACGTGATGCAGAGGATGTCGAACTCATGCAATCAACAGGACTCAAAGACAAGAATGGTAAAGAAATCTTTGAGGGGGATATAGTTGATTACAAAGGTAGAAAAGCAGTCATCAAATGGCACGGTTCTTACGCAAGTTTCATTTACAGATTTGTAGATGAATTGAAAGAAAGGAATTCAGAATGGCATCCACTATTTCTAGCTTATTATCACGTTGAAGTGATTGGAAATAAATTTGAAAATCCAGAGCTTTTGGAGGTTGAAGAATGAACCCAGAACAAATTGACAACGTAAACAAACCAAGTCATTATCAAGGCTCAAAAGGTCTTGAAAGTATTGAAGTGATTGACAACTTTATTGGCAAATTGCCAGGCAAGGCAGCATGGTGTTGGGGAAACGCAATCAAGTATCTACTAAGATTCCAAAAAAAGAACGGTCTTGAAGATTTGAAAAAAGCTAGAAAGAACCTTGATTGGTTAATTGAGGAATTGGAGCATGAAGAATGAAACCTAAAAAATATCCGTACACAGGTAGCCAAATAAATAAAGTGACTACAACAGGAATAGGAGCTCGAGAGCTTGTGGTTTTTCCTAACATAGCTTTTAGAAAAGACTTACTCAAGCACATTTTCTCAGTTGTCAAGCAACATGACAACGCTACAATCATTTATTTCAGAATTCCAAAAGTATTCGGATACGAGGAGGAAAGAGCAAAAGTACATCTAAGCTATGAAAAGGTGATGAGGATGCTCAATAGCTACTAAAATAAAAAAAGCCGAGGCATTCACTCTACCCCGACAGCGTTTTCAATAATATTATTATATCATAAAGGAGATAGAGAGTGAACAAGGCTAAAGAGTTACTTGATGAACTACAGAATTTGGATGAAGAAATACAGAGTCGAATAGACGAGCTTGCTAATCTTGAAGCTAGTTTACTTTCTAGCCCTAAAATGAGCATAGATAAGGTTAAAGGTGGTCAGAAGGTTCGATTAGATGAACGTTACATCGATATTTTTAGCATGCAAGATTCCTTGAAAGAGTACATGAAGCAAGCAACTTCTGAGGCTATCCAGCGCAGAATTGAGCTCAGTAAATTGATTGATAAAATGCCTAAGCCTGCAAGTCGAACAATTTTAAGGATGGTTTATATTCAGAAAGCAAGCGTGTATGATATGATTGAATTTTTACAATGCAGTAAGACTACTTTTTACAAAAAGAAGAAAGATGCAATCCGTGAATTGGGTGTTGTAGTTGATAAAAGCGAACTAATGTGAACTAATGTGAACTAGGTTGAAGCGCACTGGTCTAACAATCGTGCTATTATAGTATCATCAAGAATTAAGGGTAAGGCAGTAAGTCTTCCCTTGATATGGAGAGTTGGCAGAGTCAGGTTGAATGCGCCCGTTTGCTAGACGGGTGACCGCCTACGTGCGGTCCGTGGGTTCAAATCCCACACTCTCCTTTGGCGGTGACGGGTATATTGTTTTATCTCCAAACGCAAACAAAAACTTATCTTCGGTTCGACTCCGAGCACCGCCTTAAAGGCTACAAAAAAATAAAAAATGAAAGGTAAATATAA